TGTTAGTCCTTGTATATCCCCCATTTCAAATACCAATTCAATAAAGTTGTCCTCATGGATAACCATTTCCCTGCATATCTGATATATTTCTTTCTTGAAATCATCAGTCCATATGTGAATGTTCTCCTTGATAAGAGTACGAAATACTTTTGTCATGCCCTCAACATGAAGAGACTCATCCCTAATGGAATAATCCACTATCTTACACATACCTTTCATCTTTCCAAATCGTTGAAAGTTCATCAGTATGGCAAAGCTAGAGAATAATTGCAGTCCTTCTGTAAATCCAGAATAAACTGCAATTGCTTTTGCCAAAGGTTTTAATTTATTTTTCTTATCACTCACATTAAACTTTTGTATATAGTTATGCTTGGCTGACATTTCCTCATACTTGGCAAATGCTTTGTACTCTGACTCCGGCATACCTACTGTATCTAACAGCAATGAGTATGCGTGTTGATGAACAGATTCAATGTTTGCAAATGAACCCATCATCATTCTTAACTCCGGCTTTTTAAACACCGGAATATATTTTTCATAATATCCTGCACCAACATCAACATCTGATTGTGTAAACAATCTGAATATCTGTGTCAGTAAATTCTTTTCAGCAGGTGTAATTTTTGTATTCCAATCCTTTACATCCTCATGCATGGGTACATCTTCCGGTAGCCAATGCAATTGGTTCTGAATGATATAATAATCAAAAGCCCAAGGATATTCAAAGGGTTTGTAATAAGTCCTTTCCGTTAATAAATTTTCTGTTACGCTTGACATGATAAACACTCCTTTTCTAACATTTCTTCATCAAGTTTAATTCGTTTTACTTTAAGGTTAATATTTTCAGCACTCTTTGCTTCACGACTTCTCAAATAATATAAACTTTTTAATCCTTTCTTCCAAGCTTCGAAGTGAACCTTGTTGGAATATCGTAAAAAATTATTGTGGTCATCTTGAGAAGACTGTATAGGTGGGGCAACAAAAAATAAATTGACTGACTGTGCTTGACAAATATATTGTTGTCGCTGTGATGCGTGTTCCACTATCCAATGTTGGTCTATCTCATCAGCAGTCTTGAACACACTCTTTTCCCACTCTGTTAAAAATTTTAAATGTTTTACTGAACCATGATGTTCACTAATATGTTTCCATACTTTATCTTTAAAGGAAACATAATCATTATCATATTCTTTTTGCAAGTCTTCTGACTCTTCCCACTTTACTTTAAAGAGTTCATGTAAATGTTTATTGCGTACTTGAAATGTACCGCTTAAAGTTTTATGAGAATAAACATTTGCTCGTATAGGTTCAATGGATGGACTTGTACCACCACAAATAATGGATGAGGTGGCATTAGGGGCAATGGCTAACAAGTGTGCGTGACGCATACCCGTACCTTCCATGTCCGGTGCTTCTCCTCTTTCTATCGCCAGTTTCTTTGAAGTCTCAACAGATTTTTCCTTAATGTATTTAAACATTTTCATGTTCTGTCCGGTTGCCATATCACTATCAAATGGTATGTTTAATTTCTGTAAGTAAGTATGAAATCCCATAGCACCTAGTCCAATGCTTCGTTCTTTGAACGCACTATATCCTGCTCTTTCAAATCCGGTCATGCTTTCCTTTATAACTATGTCCTTAATGTTTCCTTCCATATCAAAAGAAAAATCATAGACAGCAAGAATAAAATGTTCCAGCACATTATCCAGCATTCGTACCATGTCCGGTATAAATGTCGGAGAGCTAGACCACTTATCATACTTGGCTAGATTAACACTTGATAGACAACAGACAGCAGTTCTATCCTCTGCTGTTGCAAGAGTTATTTCACTACATAAATTTGATTGATTAACTTTTAATCCAAGTTTCTTTTGTTTGTCCGGTAAATATCTGTTGGATGTATCAATGAAATGAAGATAAGGTTCTCCGGTTTCATGTCTTGTTTCCAAAATCATTCTCCATAAATTTCTTGCATTCAAAGACTTAATAACTTTATTTGAATGAGGGTCTATTAAATCCCAATCTATATTATTTGATACTGCATCCATAAACTTATCAGTTATGTTAATGCCATGATGAAGGTTAAGACATTTTCTGTTTGCGTCACCACCGGAAGACTTACGCATGAATAAAAACTCTTCTATCTCTGGGTGTGATATGTCCATGTATCCTGCATAGCTTCCTCGTCTTGTTGTACCTTGATTGAATGCTAACATTTGACTGTCAACAACTTTAATAAAAGGAATTGAACCGGTTGACTTTGAACCATGCGTTGTTGCTGTTCCATCACTTCTTACTGCTCCCCAATAACCACCAATACCACCACCATTACTTGCCAACCAAATGTTCTCGTTATAATGTTCACTTAAACCTTCCCTGCTGTCCGGAACATAATTAAGGAAACAAGAAATAGGTAAACCTTTTTTTGTACCGGCATTGGAAAGTATGGGTGAGGAAAATCCAAACCATTGTTTACTTGCGTACTCATACATTCGCTGTGCCATATCCCAATCCACCTTGCCATGATAGGTTGAGACATACTTTGATGCCCTAGCAAATGCGTGTTGCGGTGAAGTTTCATTTTCAATAAGGTATCTGTCTTGTATTGTTGCGATACCAAATGGTGTTATGTTATCATCTCTTTCTAAATCTATTTTAATTCTGCTCATTTGATTTACATTCTCCTGCAATTGCCATATAAGCAGACCCATCATGATAAGTATCTTCGCTGACTGCTCCAAGTTTTGTTCGTGCTATCTTTAATAGGCACATCATAATAGCCACATCATGTGGTGTTATGGTTTTATCTAAAAAGGCAGACCAAAGACTTGCAATATTTTTATGGTTCTCTACCTTGTCTCCATAATCCGTATGTCGTTGACCACTAACTAATTTTATAGCAGTCTCTAATATTGTTTTAGTTTTTAGGTTTTCCAACTGCTCCCCCCTTTCCAAACATTTCTAATTCCAATTCCCTCATTCCAATATAATGACACAGAGCCATATTGTTTTTACAAAACCAATGCACCCCTGCACCAAGAGTTAATATCTGTGTGTCATCAGAGACATTAACAAACTCAATTTCTATTTTTTTAGTCTTACCCACACCAACGGAAGATAACATTATGTATGCCTTATCTTTTTCGTACAATTTTGACCATCCATTTTCTTGGGATTTCTTTTTCACACCATCTGAACTCATGTTTTTTACACCAATCTATATAAGTTGTTTTAGAATTTTTTCTTATTTTATTCTTTGCATTTTGAAAACAGAAACGAATATCATAGTCAGAGTTTTCATCCTCTTGTAACCATAGATGTTTCTTTCTGTCATCCAATGTGAATAAACCTTTTAACTCCACATAAATATTTGTCTGTGGAAAATATAAATCCGGAAGATAACTCCTTTCTATTGCCGGTTGAATAAAGTATAATCTTTCTTTCTCATAGATAAATTTTACTCGTCTTCGTTTTAATTTTGTTATGACTCTCGTTTCAAACTTGGAACGATACTTATCCCTTGTTGTATATCGTGTCATGTAATTCCTTAAAGGTTAAGTCCGGATTTTGTTTTAAATATTTTATAACCCATTTATAAGACCACGCACTTAATCGTAATTGATTTTGAAACCAGTAGTGTGTTTGCTCCGGCATCATTTTAAATAAATTCTTTTCATTAATCTTTTTCTTTTCCTCATCCTCTACCAATGACTGCAACCATTCAACAAGAATGCCCCTTGCTTTCTTTCTTATCTTTTTTATTTTCTTTCTATTCATCTAATAAAGGTAAATCCGTAATTATAATTTCTCCATTAGGAGTATCAAGAACAGTAGTAGTTTTAGTAGAAGAACAACCACTCACTACCATTAACAACAATAATAAAATTATGTTTTTCATTTTATTAAATAAAAAATTTTAAACCCCAACTAATTAATAAATATAAAAGCATACCCATAACTACCGCAATTCCAATACATCCAAAAATAGCATAGACTTTATCCATCTTCGTCATTGTTGTAATTCCTCACATTTTATAGGGTCTTTTACCTTACTACAATAAAATTCCCTTGCTCTCTGATTCTGTGATTTCTTTTTCTTTTCTTTATTCTTTAAAATCTTTTCTTTCTTATTAGGATTTTTATCTGTCTCTGTAACGATATTAACAACCTTTGCTGTTTCTTTTGCAACCATGAATGCACAACCATTTAAGAAAAGTATACACCATAACACACACCACGATAAGAATAATAATAAAATTATTTTTTTCATTTTATTTCTAATTCTTCAACCTTTGGTTCTTTCATAACCTTTGTCATATAAACTTTGCTCTTTGCATATTGAAACAATCGCAAACCTTTTCCTTCATTCGTGTCAGCATGACATTCAACCTTGTGATTACAAAAGAAACAACCCATAGGCAATTTCATGTTACCACCTTTCTCATGAGGTATCGGTTCATAACATTTATCCGGTGGTGTATCCTTTGCCAGTTTTTCTTTCACATCTTTTATAAGAACAGAGACATTGGGTTTCATTAAATCATCCGGTCTGAACAAAGCTAACTCTCCGGTTGCTTTATTAAGAGCAAGAAATCCGCCCTTGTTTGTTGGTTCATTTTCTTCATAGCCGGATAGCTGTGCCACATAACCAAATGGGTCATCCTCATAGAGTGTACCATCCTTAAATTTTCTAAAGCCATGAGAGGAAGCAGTCTTAACATCAACAACTTCTCCATCAATTTTACTGTCCATGTGACCTACAATACCATCAACAGTTACTTTCTTTTGTTGGTCAGTCACCTTATGTCCTGCTAATTCCGCAAGAAATAAAATTAAATGTTCCATGATATGTCCGTTTAAAAATTTTAATTGCAAGGCAGGGTCTGGTACAGATTTTTTAAATGGTCTGTTTCTATCATACCATAATTGTCTTGCCGGTCTTCCAAGTATAGACATTCTTAAAACACCTTTGTCTGCCTTCATTGGACTTGTAAAGTCTTGTATAACTTCTTTTATATTATTTAAAAACCTAGATATCTGTTCTTCTGTTACCGGTATTTTCTTTTTATAAGTAAGATTGACAAGCAACTTATTTATATCCGGAACTAAAGTATCTAAACTTTTACTAATGCGTTTCTTTCCAGTTGTTTCCAATTTTATACTCCCCATTAAGTGAACAGCGAAGACCTAATTGTTCTCCGGCATCCACGATTGATTTAACTGCTAGTGTACCAAACCTATCAGCTTGTTCTTCCTTGACTTGATATTGAAATTCATCATGCACATTCACCACCGGTATAGCATCTATTTTATATTGTGAAATATAATCAGATAAAATAACAAGTGCTTTCTTCATGGCTATCGCACCCCCACCTTGAATCAAAGTGTTTAATGCGGAGTGCTTTTGCCGGATGATGAGCTTTCTTTGGTCGAGTCCTTTGAGCCAACCCTTTTTAACAGCTTTGTCCACTCTTGTTCTAAGTTTTGCAAGACTTGGAAGGCGTTTGAGAAATCTATTTTTAATCTCTCTTCCATAACTTTCAGACCTTCCGCAGATAGTTCCGAGCTTTTTGTTACCTGCTCCATAAATGAACGCATAGATAAATGTCTTTGCGATATCTCTTGTTTCCAACCCTGCAAGAGTTTGATTTGTACTGTGTATATCTCCATTAATGACTTCATTAATATACTCCTTATCATTCATATAGTGGGATAATATTCTTAACTCAAGTCCACTAGCATCTACTCCCACTAATTTGTAGCCACTAGGAACTACCCATAATTCCCTGCAATCTTTTCCATAAGGAGAGTACACAGCAGGAACTTGAGCCATATTGGGCGAAGAATGACTCATTCTGGAAGTTATAGCACCATTTGTAATAACTTTACCATGCACTCTCCCATCTTCCCTTACCGCTTTAATCCATGACTCTATCATAGCCACTCTTTTTTGCAGTAAAAGAAACTCTTTAATTAATTCGGCTTCCGGTATGTCCTTAATCTCTGACAGAACTTTTTCATCTACAATGACATGACCTTTATCAGTACACTTCTTTGGTTTCCATCCAAGATTAATTAATCTCTCTCCTATCTGTTGTCTTGAACCAAGATTAAATTCTTGATATTTAACTTTAGTAAAAGGTATTCCTTTTACATACCCTCTCGCCTTGTTGTTTACCTTTGGTGTAAATGTTGTCTCAATCTTTAAAGGAATAAATGTTTCCCTTACTCTTGTTTGTACTTCATCTACTCTCTGTTGAAGTCTTGCTAAAAGTAAGTGTGCTTTTTCTTGGTCAAGTAAGAATCCATTTGAAACTTGTTGTGTAATTATTTTTGCAACATCATGTTCCAATTCAATAGACTCTTTTGAAAAATTAACTCCTTGTCTGTTGAGTAAGGTATAAACTTGTATTAATAACTTGACATCACGAATGCAATACTTTAACATTTCTTGACTGAACTTTGTAAAGTCATTAAAGTCAAATTTTTTATACCCAAACTTTAAACCAAACGCTTTTAAACTATGACCCCCTTCCCTTACCGGATTAAATAATCTCGATAAGATTATTGTATCAGTAACCTTTCCAATCTTAAATAAGTCAACTCCAAGTACATTCTTAATAACCGGTGCATCAAAACCTATGATGTTGTGTCCAATAAATTCCGAATAATTAACCGCAACATTCTGAAATTTATGGATATCATCCGAAGTATAATGTACAATATTGCCCTTGTCACAAATAGTAACCAAGCACCAAATCTTATTAGGTAATGTACCATTAAATAAAGTGGTCTCAATGTCGAGAAATAATTTTGCCATTGTTGTTTTACCCTATTAAAATTTATCGTCTGCATTCTCATTGTCTGAAGGTTTTTCTGTTTCGTGTAGTCTACCGGTGTCCTTATCATAAAATAAATAAGTAGCAGGTCCGGTCATACCCACAAATCTATTCTTTAACACCCTTAATGATGTTGTATTGCGAATAACTTCATCATCATTCTGTGCGTCTCTCTCTAATCCTATGACCATATCGGACAGTTGAGCAATAGAACCACTACCCCTTAATTGTGATAGGGATGTGACTGCCCCCTCTTCATGTCCTTTTCCATCCGGTCTCTTTAGATGAGAGACAATCATCAAAGCCATATCCGTTTCTTGCACAAGTGTACGAAGCTTTGTCATGATTTCATCAAGTCCTTTTCGTTCATCCCCATATTCTTGTGATGATACAACCATACTGATATGGTCAAGCATAATGAACTTACAATCCAATGCCTTTGCCATGTACCTAACCCTTGATATAATATTATCAACGGAGTTAGAACCAAAATGATTATAGAAATAAAACCTATCAGAACCAATGGTCTTGTTAAAGTATTCTATCTTGTCTTCCTTACTTAAAACAATGTCCGGTCTTCTTAAAGGAAGGTTCGCTTCAACACCCATAATGTCAAGTGCTGTTATCTTCGGACTTTCCTCTAGCATAATCATGCCTATATTTTTATCAGTTGTTTTAAAGATATGATAGACTAATTCTTTTATAACAGATGTCTTTCCTAATCCAGTACCGGCAGTAAAGGTTACTAATTCCCCACTACGAATACCATATGTTAATTCATCCAAACCTTTCCAACCATAGTCAGTTGTTGATTTAACTACCGGTTCTAACACCTCATCAAGTAGTGACGAACCTTTTATAATTCCATCCGGAGCATGAACCGGTGCGTTCCACCAACATTTCGTATACTTCTCATACTTCTTATCACGAAGCATATCGTTTGCGTCTTTGTATTCTTCCGGAAGTTTAACTATCTTTGCCTTTGCCGGACTAAATAATTCCGCTACCTTTTTACTTGCTTCTCTTCCGATATCATCATTATCAAAATTAATTACAATGTTATCAAACTTATCAAGCCAAGTATAACTTTTCTTAATATCTTTTATAGATGATGCAACACCATTCTTAATGCTGACAACCGGATATTTATTTCCGAGCATTTGATACACGCTTAATGCGTCTACCTCTCCCTCTGTTATCGTTACATACTTGCCACCATTGAATAATTGTTGACCGAATAATCCTGCATTGGTTGTTGAACCGACAATGGAAAATTGTTTGGTTGATACATACCTTGTTTTTGTACCTATCATTGTACCCCTCTCATCATAGTAGGGATAGATATGTTTTTGTATTACTCCATTGCTGTCACGAATAATCTTGACACCAAAAGTTTTACAAGCATCTTCATTAATTCCTCTGTCTGATATGGCAGAAGATACTCCGGTGTGATAACCAAAGTCTGAAACATTCTGTTGTCGTTGTTGTGCTACCTGCAGTGGTTCGCCCTCTCTTGTTTTATTAATTATTATGTCCTCACTATCCGGTGGAAAGTAGTTTTCACAAGCAAAACAATAGCTACTGCCATCATCATTTATACTTCTTGCGTCACTACTTCCACAACTATCACAAGGAACATGGTATTCTACAAAATTTGATTTGTCTTCCATGTTGTATCGCCCTTTCATACAGTTTTAAAATTCGTCTGTACCTTTGCCATTCTCGGCAACATAACCCTCTGCTATGTCAAAGTCCTCTCCATATGGAATTAGGTCAATGACTTGTACTGCTTGTAGGTCTAAACTCCTGCCACTCTTACCGGCAAAAGTCCATTCGAACTCTTTGTAAAGAACTTTAACTTGCGAACCATTACCTACTAATACATCAATAGGATTTTTCTTTGCGTCAACAAGTCTTGGCATAGGATTTGCTGTTCCGTCTTGTCTTGCGACTTTTCTTTTGAACTTTAAAACCTTACCTCTTTCGTCTTCCTTTACTGTCACTCCTCGACTAGCAAAATCTTTAGCAGTTATATCATCAACTGCCACATCAATTTGATAGACTGGGTCAAAGGTTGTGTTGGGTCTAGTAATACTCGCCCAATAAGCTTTTCCTTCTACTGTTGGCATAATTTTCTCCTTTTAGTTATAGTTATATTATATCACACTTGACAACAAAAGTCAAGAATTATTTTTTGTAAACCTTACAATAACTTCACAATTTCCATAGTGAATTAAGTTATCTTCAAAATCTTCTACCATTCTTGACAATTGTCTTAACTGAATACCATCCTCTGATTTTAATTCAGTCAGTATTTGATTGTGTTTTTCCCTGCCCTTATTGGAATATTTCGTACCAATTTCTTGAACAGAATATTTATCAACATACATAATTAATCCCCTTTCTTATTTATGTTAGGGTAGTTTGGGAACTCTTGATTACTTTGTGTAATAGTTTTATTAAATTCAGAATAACTTCTGGTTTTCAATTTAACATCAAACACAATCCCTTGGCACTACCCCCTGCCTTTATTTCCGGTATTCTACGAAGGACTAGTGTGACCGCACCTTCAACCTTCCACAGCAAATCACATTCTATATGTTTGTTGCTACTCAGTACCATCCCCTAACCCCTCATCCATTTGGACATACTCATTAAGGACTGTGCCTTACAACTTTGCGACTGTTGTTCAGCCAGTAGAAACATATGCCTTGCAAAAACATATGTCCGAAACCCTATATATTAATATTATTAATAATTATTATTATAATTATAATAATAACAATAATAACTATTAATAACTCTTTATAATTATTTATTCTTTGTTATATATATATATATTATATCATACAAATGTGTCAGAATTATGTTCCACAAGTAGATAAAAGAATTAATATTAATAATATTACAATCGTAACCTTAAACCACATTATAAAACTCCTTGTTAAACATTTCTTTTATAGGAATAAGAACACATTTACTTGCCTTATCATCCCCTACATTCTTTGTCAACTTATCTTTATACTTATCCACAATTTTCTTTAGTGTTGATGTTTTAAATACAAGTGTACAAAACTCTTCCTTGTCTTCTTCCAATCTATGAAACCAATAGTCAGATTTTGTTGCATAAATACCACTAGGTTTACCCCTATACTCATACTCTATGGCTATGTTTCCGGTCTTCTTCCACCAATTTCTCTCTGACTTAACCTCTATGGTACAATTCTGAAACATATCCCTTACCTTTTGTTCCTTAATTGTACCATACTTCAAGTCAATGTCAAAGTCTTTAAATCCTTTCGGCATTCTTTTCATTCCTTTCAATGAATTTTCCTAGCTTTTCTTTCTTCTCAATACAAATAGTATATAATAATTTAGCTAACTCTACCCCATATCTTCCATTAAGTTGCCAATTATAACATTGTTGTCTGTTGTATCCGTCAGCAGTATATATTTTTTTCTTATAAATAGTACCACCAAATGTTTTTTTAATACAATCC